TCACAATCTTGGGCGTTGAAACAGATTACAACTCTCAGTCATTTGGTGAGAACGCAGTCATTGATACAGAGGTTGAATTTGCAACAGGTAAGATTAAGACTGCAAGGATCTTTAACTCTGGTCTAGGTTATTCTACTGGAGAAACAGGATACCTCGCAAACAATAACATCCTATATGCAAAGGGTACAATCACGGCAGACTCGCAGGGTGTAACTGAAGGTTATTGGGCGGACTTCAACTCACACTTGAATGGATATCGTGTTGATACCGCTAACAACTATAACTACTTCGACTCTTCTATGAAGGTTCAAGACAGTGATTACTTCCAAGAGTATTCATACGAAATTCGTAGTATGCTTGGAAAACCAGTTTACGAAGACTTCCTTAGAGATACCATGCACACTGCAGGTACTAAGATGTTTGGTAAGTTTGCGTATAACCGTAAGTTCGAAGTTGGGCCAACGGATACTGGTGTCAAACAGAGATTTATACGTATCTTTAATGATGACGGTGAATCAACATCACCATTGGATATTGGTAACACTACAAACCTCACATCTGACTTCACTAACATCTATGTTGATACAGAACTAGTCACTTCAGACAATGATTCGTCATTTGCTGGTGGTGGTACAATCTCTTACCAACTAGAAGTACAGGGTGGTGCAACGAGTGTGGATGAAGGTAGTTCACTTACGTTTATCGTCACCACAACAAACTTCCCGAATGGGCCTCTATATTGGTCTATTCCAAATACTGGAGACTTCCAGTTCCAGAGTGGTAATGTCAACATGACGAACAACTCAGGTGCATTCCAGTTGACTCCTCTTGCAGATGGGGTGACAGAAGGTGCAGAAACATTTACCGTCACATTACATACTGGATCTGGAGTAGGCCCAGTGGTGACAAGTGTTGGCCCTATCACAATTAATGATACAAGTCAAGGTACATTTACACCCGATTACACTATCAACGTAACTACACCAATCTTTGATTATGTGTTTAACGGAACGCATGGTGGTGGTACTCTATCATCTGCAGCACAACCTGCACTAACATTTAGTGTCGGTGATAAAGTTCAATTTAATATCGATTCAAGTACACAAACAAGTCACCCATTCTATCTGAAAACTGTTCAAGGAAGTGGAACTGGAAATCAAATTTCTGGTGTTGTAGGTCAAGGTGGCGCAACACTTCAGTGGATTGTAGGTGGAACTGGAGTCTACTATTATCAGTGTGGAGTACATGGATCAATGAATAACACAATTACAGTAACATAAATAATTTAAAAACACTTAGGAAGGTTTAAAATGGCAAAGCAAGTTGTTGACATAGGTCAAGCGCCAAACGATGGTACTGGTGATCCGATACGTGTCGCCATGGACAAACTTAATGATAACTTCAATGAAGTTTATCGTGCAGTCGGTGGTGTCGGTTCACAGACTCTACTTAATATGGTTTCTAACAACGCCATTCAAGTATTGAACACTTGGAACCCCATCTCATTTAAGATTGACACTCTCGCTGAACTCAATAATCTGAGCGCAAGTACGTATCATGGGTGCATTGCTCATGTGCACGAAACAGGTGCATTGTATTACGCTCACGTCAATTGGAATAGACTCCTTTCAGACGCAAACACATCAATCTCTGCATATGTAGATCCTTTGACTGATATGGTCTATGCAAATAATCATACAAATACAGAAGTAGCGGATTATGTTCTCGCAACAAATGCAGATGGAACGTACACTTGGGTAGAACAATCTGCAGGTGGTGGTGGTTCATCAAACACATTTAGTTCTTTCGCTGTATCTGGTCAGACCTCTGTTGTTGCAGATTCGATCACTGATACATTGACTTTGGTTGCAGGTAGTAACATGACAATTACTACAGATGCGACTAATGACAGAATCACGTTTGCATCTACAGGTGGTGGTAGTGGTGGTAACTCAAGTCCTGGCTTTACACCAACACGTATTAGTCAAGCTGTCACAACTTCATCCTTGCCAGATGGTTTCGATACTGATATTTCATTTGCAGACCTTGGTGCATCTTTCGCACTTTATAGTGTGACAGTAGACAGAGCTGCAAGAGTAAGAGTTTATAAAGATGTTGCATCTCGTACTGCAGACGCAAGTCGTGCACAGGGTATAGACCCTGCAGAAGGTACAGGTGTAATTTTAGAATACGTTTCAAACAGTGCAAACACTATCGTGTTATCCCCTGCAGTGTTTGGTTTCATTGATAGCGGTGAAAGTACAATGCCTGTAAGAGTAACTAACATATCAGGTTCAACGTCAACTGTCGTGGTAACACTTACTGGACTTAAATTAGAGAACTTCTAATGAAACAAAGATATAACATCGTATTATCAGACTCGTCATTACAGGATCAAGTCCTGTCGGATGATTGTTGTGATATGGAAGTATATGATACACTTGATAATCTAGACGGTGTTGTAACACTAATGTTGACTCCAGAAGAAGCGGAGAAACTTGAAGCATGTGTTCATATAACGGCAGTAGAACTAGAACTGCCAGTGGAAGACATGGCATATACTCCACGTACTGTTACAAAAGAGATGCGTACAAAATACCAACCAAGTACTGGTGGTAATGGTGCTGACTATCATTCGACTATGTTTCACTTCAGTAGTAATCAGGTTATAAATGCAAACAGTGGCCCTGTCGGTTGGTTTGATGGTTCACCAAGTTTTGAAGACAACACTATTTTCAATCAACCTGTAGCGCAACATTATGCAGGTGAGTTTGTAGATATCGTTGCAATCGAAGCAGGTACGCCTGTTTCTTCTAATGATTCACACGATCAACATCCAGACTTCTTAGACGATCAAGGTAATTCAAGATTCGTAAAGATGGATTGGGATAACCACAATGGTAGTATATCATCTGATCGTAATAGACAAGTAACAAACGACACAGAATACTTTTCATCACATGCAATTGGTGTTCTGTCTGCAGCTGGTGGACTTGTTTGTGGATTTGCAAAAGTTTCTTCTTTAAGAGTCATCTATCTTTCTGATGGTGTCACTACTGCGTATGATGCCGTAAGAAGTTGGCATATTTCAAAACCAGTCAACCCAGTCACTGGTGTACGTAATGCAACAATCACTACTGGTGCATGGGGATATTCTGGTGTAGACTTTACGGATGCATATCCAGTTGACTCAATAACTGAAATACGTTCTTACGATAGTAACGGCAACGAGACTACCACTCCACGTCCAGTTGGTGGATGGTTGTCAGACTTATCTCCATTTGTCGATGCGAATATGGCTCCTCGTGTAATCGAAGATCCAGATGATAACACAAGAAAGTGGATGATCAGCGTGCCAAACGGATTTCGTGCAACTTCTTTTGATATCGCTCTTGGTAACTATGCAAGTACGCCAGGCATATATCATTTTAAGAGTGCAGGTAATTCTTCATACGTGGGCGCAGGCCCGACTGATCCGCAATATAATAATAGAATAACTATTGAAGCAGGAACTACGTATACAGAAATCAATTACAACAGTACATTCGGAACATATAGTTTTAGTTCTGAAACACAGATTGTCCAAACGAACAAATACCCCTTACGTTCTTATGAAAACGGTGGAGACAATTATTACACCATCGGTGCATGTCAACACTCAGAAGCAAATCCATTAGGAGATGATTATTCTGCACGAGGCCCAATGATTGATCTTTGGGCAAATGGTGCATATACTTGGACTTCATATCCCACTAGCACATATCAAGACGGTAAATGGGGATACTTCTCAGGCACATCTTGTGCAGGGCCAGTAGCTGCAGGTGTTGCCACTATGCATGTTTGTTGGTTCTTTGACGTTTATGGCGAGTACCCATCCCACGATCAGTTGTTAGATATTTTAAGAAGAACTGCACAACCTGCCTTGGAATCAGAAGGTTTGATTGATTGGGACAACAGTCCACCAGCTGCAAACTATCCATCTAGTAGACTTTATTCATCTTCAAATGTGAATAGTATTGTCTCTGGTGATTCTGCGAATGGTGGAGTAGATGTTTCAGATCTTTTCGGATCTACAACCAGACGTATTCATGTACCATCCTACATGTTATATAACACAAGTAATCAAGTGTCAAGCGAATTAAAAAGAAATTATCAGTATGTAAGTAGAGAACCTACTAGAGTGCAATATCCTCGCAGAAAAATAGCTGTTGGATAACACCATAAATATATTAGAAATGAGCAGAGAGAAATAATGCCAGAGATCTTAACCACAAATTTTAAATCGGATTCCACAAGGTTGTTCGTAGAGGACATCCTCACCAATGACTATTATCTAATGGCATCTGGTATAGATCGTCTCGATTCTGAGAACTCAAGATATGCAAAGAATGAGTTCTTAGAAAAAGTTTTGTTCGGCAAGAAAATATTCAACGATGATGTCCATTTCATGATCAAGTATTATCCTTGGCAAAGAGATGAAGTATATACTCAGTACGATGACAGAATCGATTTAGAAGAAAAGAACTTCTATGCAGTTGTTTCACCAAACAACAACGATACTGGTGACTACAGAGTATTCAAATGTCTTTACAATAATGAAGATGCAAAAGTTCAAGCGCCACCTGCATGGAATGCGAACAACGCCACTCAAATATACCAGACTGCAGATGGTTACCTATGGAAATTCATATACTCTATGACTGCATTGGAGTTTGATGCGTATAACTCTTTGGGTTATGTTCCACTGATAGGTGACTTCGACACAGACCCAGTATCAAATACTGGTGGGTGTGAAGTTTCTGATATCTTTGTAGAGAATGCTATCGCAAACAGAGGATACACAAAGAAAGAGGGTTCTCTTTCCCAGTCTCCATATGGTAACGGACAAATCTTTGGTAGACCAGACGATGATACTATCGCTCAGATCTTCTTCTACTATTACGGACAAACACTTTACGTGACAAACCAAAACAATGGTGTGTCATTCCTATTTGATATCGAATACTATAACTACAACACAACAACAGGTGAAGTAGAGTTTCGTGTTGACAGGAACCCAGTACTTGCAGGTGTTTCCGCAAATGCAAGATGGCAGATCCTTCCAAAAATTAAAATCGAAGGTGATGGACAGGACGCTGAAGCAGTTCCAGTCCTCAACTCAGATGGTCAGATCACATCCGTTACTCTATTGGATCGTGGTACAGGATATAATAATCTTCTCGCACGTGTTGTCGATCCTTTGTATGACTTCAATCCAAATGATCCAACTCGTACAGATGAACGTGCAGAACTTCGTGCTGTTCTTTCACCCCCAGACGGGCATGGTACGAACTTGATCGATGAGTTCTATTGTAGACACTTTGGAATATATGCATATATAACAGGAGAAGACAATCTTTTAATTGGTGCAAATAACACCTACTCATCTGTTGGGGTCGTAAAAAATCCAGAATTCGTCTACCCTAACAATAGTATTATTGATGCAAACAATACACCGTCAATATTTGACAATCGTATTGCGGTTACGACAGATGACATTGAATATGCTGCAATAAATGGAATTGTTACACAGGTTGACGGTGCAAACGAAACCACATTTTCTGCAAAAGTACATGATATTGATTACTCAAGTAATACAATGTTCCTCGCAGAATATATGGGGCCATACCAGAATAAAGCTAACTCAAGTAACTCACTAGATTTAAATCTGAACTTTAGAAATTCTACAGGACAGATAATTAGGATAAATACACCTATAGCGAACAACGTAGTAATTCCATCTTACTCACAAAGGTCGGGAAAAATGTATTTCTTAGAGGACTTCTTTGCACTACCAAGAACAGAGAACTCCAGAGAAGAATTCAAATTTGTGATGGAATTTTAAGGAAAAGATAGATGCCCATTAATACAGACTTAAATGTTGCCCCATACTTCGACGATTATCAACTGGAGAACCAGTACTATCGGGTGTTGTTCAAACCTGGCTATGCAGTTCAGGCAAGAGAACTCACTCAGTTGCAAACCATGTTGCAGAACCAAGTCGAACAGTTTGGTGACAACCTATTTAAAGAAGGTAGTATTATTAAAGGTTGTACTTTTACAGACCTTAATGATTTAAGGTTCGTGAAGGTTGAAAACCGTGAGGCACAATCAGACGGAACAACATATTTCGATCCAGAGGCATATGTCAGTACTCGTATCACTACGACTGAGACTACAGGGGGGATTGAAACAGAAGTGGACGTGGTGTATGTCCTTGTGGGTCAGTCATCTGGTGTTAGCGCACAGGTGATCTCGGCATCACGTGGGTTTGTTACTCGTCCACCTAATCTGAATACTTTCTTTATTCGTTACTTGAACACAACTGGATCTGCAAAAGAATTCGAAGCGGGTGAAACAATCCGTGTTGACAAGTATCAGTATAAGGCAGGTACAATTGAACCACTCACATCGGTGGAAGAAGGTATTGATGAGATTAACGTTGTCGCAGAGTCTCTCATCCCTACAGGTAAATCGTTTGGTATTAGTTCTGCGCCAGGCATTGTGTTCCAGAAGGGACACTTCATTTACGCAGATGAACAAATCCTTGTTGTAGAAAAGTATTCTGCAGAACCATCAGATCTTTCAGTTGGTTATCGTATTCAAGAAGACAATGTTTCATACTTGCAAGACACAAGTTTGTATGACAATGCTAACGGATCAACAAACGAGAATGCGCCTGGCGCAGATCGTCTAAGACTCGTACCAGTTTTAACTAAACTAACACCTTCAGAAGCAGAAGATGATTCCACGTTCTTCGCATTAATTCGTTATCAAAACGGAAATGCGGTTAGACAACGTGACGTTTCTGCCTATAATGTCCTTGGTGACGTTACTGCAAGACGCACATACGAAGAGTCAGGTAACTATATCCTTCGTGATTTCCCTGTCTCTGTAGAAAGAAACTATCCAGTATACACTTCATTTGGTTCAATTGCAGATGTAAATGTAATTGGAGATCCTCAAGCAACACTAAATGCTCAATACCCTGTGGCAGTAGCAGGTCTGGCGATTACAGACACTGCGACTGGTGATATCTGGTATTACGATGGTGCATACTGGCACAAGATTGCTCTTGAAATACTTGTAGATCCAGGCGTTGCATACGTAAAGGGATATCGTGCAGAGAGTATTGGTACACAATCTTTTGAGGTCGAACCAACAACCAACACAGAAATTCAGACATCAAACCCAATCAGTTTCAACTACGGTAACTATGTTGATGTAACAGGATTCACAGGACATATTAATATTGATCTTTCTTCCACTCAGGATCTCCTTGATGGAGGAAATGCAAAGATCGGTGAATGTTTTGTCTCTAACTTGACAGAAACTCGTGCATACATTTGGGGCGTTGATCTTAACGCAGGTAAAGACTTCTCTGATGTTGCAAAGATTGATGGTGCAACGACTGGTGAAATCTCAGTAGGAAACGTTCTAAAAGGAACAGACAAGAGATCCTTCATCTTTGACACAGGGATGGATTACCTCAAAGAAGTTTTGGAAACAGATTTAAATGTTCCTATTCGTGGACAATCTACTCGTACAGTAAACAACGATGAGTTCCAGATCACTGCTGCGCCCGGCACAGACTTTGGTGTTACACAACATAACATTCTAGTTATTGCTTCCACTGGTGCAAAAGTAACAGTGACAGGTACATCGACTCAGTTAAACAATGGTCAATTGACTGTTGCACTTCAGCCAGGCGCAATTGCAAATGGTCAGAGTGTAATCTGTTACTATGACTACCGACACATCGACTCAGTGGTTCGTGAGAAAGCTGCAAGAGAAGTTTGGTTGAGACTTGATCACGTGGGAACTCGTGACAGGTTCTCTTTGGGTTTCCCAGATGTATTTGAGATTCTTGCCCTAGAAGATGCAAACGGTAAAGACTATAAAAATAGTTTCCGTCTGAATAAAAACCAGAAAGATCAGTTCTATGATCTGTCTTCTATTGAGTATATTCAAGGAAGACCAAGGCCAGGCAACGAACAACTTAGAATTCAAATCAAAGTATTTGAAACTAATGTGCCTGTTGGATCAGAAAGTTTTTACACTGTTAACTCTTATGTCGGTGTTGACGAAAAAGACATTCCAGTATATGTTTCTGAATCAGGTAGAAAGTTCAATCTACGTGACTGTTTCGACTTTAGACCACAGGTCGTTAAAGAGTCAACGATGAGTTACACATCTACGAATAAAGCAACTGCTCCAGTTATGACAATATCGATTCAGAATAATATCGATGCAGCTGCACCTTCATTCTCTGGTACATATACGTTACCATCTACAGATCAATTTGCGTCTGCAGATATCGAATACTATCTTCCACGTTATGACGTTGTTTCTATTGACTCGTATGGTAAATTCAACTATATCAAGGGTCAGGAAGAACGTGATCCACGTCCACCAATGTTGGGAACAGATCAACTTATCATTTCAGAGATCTTTGTCCCAGGCGCTCCTATCCTCTCTCCTAAAGAGGCATCTGCGCAAGGTAAACGTGAGTATGCAGTTCGTGCAAAACCAAAAGGCACTAAACGTTATACAATGAAAGATATCCAATCCATCGAAAATAAAATCGATAGACTTGTATATTACACTTCATTGAATCAGTTGGAACAAGAAGTAAATAATTTAACTGTTCTTGACGAAAATGGCTTGACAAGATTCAAGAATGGGTTTATAGTAGATCCATTCAATGACATGTCTCTTGCAAACACGAGAGATCCAAAGTTTAACGCAGCGGTACACTTTAATAAAAAAGTGATGACGCCTTCTGTTTCGACATTTGATCTTGACCTCATTTATCGTACATCTACTGGTGCGACTGCATTCCCTGCCCCTGCAGTGGGTGTCATACCAGAAGTTGGAACTTTGTCAAGAAATGCACATGTTTCATTAATCAGTCAAAAGTATGCAACAGGATACAGAAATGCTGTAAGTAACTTCTATTCTTATAGAGGTACTCCAGACATCTCTCCACCATATGATGCGACTTATGACACAACTACAAATCCAGTAGAGATTGATTTCGAACAACCCTTCGTGGACTTTGCGGAAGCAATTCAAAAGTTTCTTCCTTTAACAGATGCTCAGATCAGCACAAATCAATTTACTGCAGATATCCAAGCGCAGTTAAGACGTGCACGATCAAACGGTGGTACAGTAACGTTTACAGATACGTTCGGAACCTTGAATATTGATAAGGGTAACTCTACAAATCAAGTTGGTGACTTTGTTAC